CATGTCGGACAAATCCTTGGCTGTATCTAGACCAGCACGCAAAGTTTTGTACGCGCCAGCAGCGAGCATTGTAATACTAACAGGATCCATGTGGGTGTGCCTTGGTGAACTAGCCTAAGAAGTTCATACGTAACAAGAGCAATAAGCTTGCTCCGGTAATTGCAATAAGTATCATCTCTAAACGACGAATTCTAGCGTAGAGCTCTTTTAGAGAAAGCTTCATAGTCGTCTTTATCTCAACAAATTCTTTTTCCATGCCATCTAATCGAGCATGTGCCTGGTTGAGTGTGCGTGTTCTTTTATCCATTACTCACTCCTTACGGTGCTACAGGCCAATCGGCATCTTCAAGATTAGGCCATTCATCAAGATCCGTAATGCCACGCAACTCAGATCTATAAACCGCCCAGCTTGTTTTAACATCGTTGGCTAATGGACTGTCATTAACCTGTGTCCAATCGCTATCAACTAATAGTTTATTACGTGTAGTCCTGTGACCTTCGGCTGTACTCGCATCTAGCGTTGCCTGATACGCAGCTTCGTGCTCTGCTTTGGTAGTGGTTACACCATCCTCAGTTGTATCAGCAAACATATCCCTTGCGACATACTTCTCAACCCAATCACCGTTGCTGTTTTGCTCAACGCCATCACGAGCACTTGTTTGATATGCTGTTGTTGTAGCGGCAGGGCTTGCTAACACTGGGTCAATGTTCATTGCATCGCAGACATTGCTAGTCCATACTCTAGGCAGAGACATATTAGGAAATGCTGCTCTCCATTGCCCTTGCGATTTAACTTCGCCTGTTGTTCTTTCACGATATTCTGACATCAGTTGATACTCCTTTTTGTCAGTTGATTGTTATGCAATAGCGTAGAAGAGGTAAGTAACGCCACTGCCGTTAACATCAGCGTAGTTTGTTACACTAAAGCCAGAGCTTTCTGGGTCAACAAAATCATAACCAGTTTGTTGTGCAGAGCTAGTATCTAATTCAAGTTTAGGATCGTTGCCAGAAACAATTCCACGAGCACTGTCCCACACACACCAATTGTACCCATTAGTAGTAATACCTTTAATAAGTACAAACCTAGCACCATTTGAAAAACCACAGTCAATCGTTTGACTAGAGCCATTTCCAGTGTAGCTTCCAACCTTCGATACACCTGGTGCAGTAGCAAATAAATAAGCTACATATTTCATATTATTATAATTTACGTTAGTATAACTTGTTTGTGCTCTAAAAGTTTCATCAAATACTCCAGTAAAAGTTGTATTAGTAAAAGGAGCATTTGTATCAAACTGTAAAGTTTTAGTTACGCCAGTATCTTTGTGATAAATAGCCCAGTGAGATGTACCATCTCTTCTTTTAACCCATATCATTTCAGGATTTACGCCAAGCCCATGACTAATATTGGTTGTTCCTCCATCGTAGGCACGAACATCAAAATAGCCTGGTGCTCTTTTCCACATCCATGAGTAATATGTGGCAATAGTTCCAGTATAGTTATACCACCCATTATTGTAATCAAATGTAAAATCATTATCAGTAGATTCAGCTGCGGTGCTATTAGTTCGTAAATATTTTGGTGCAGTTAAACGAGATGCAATATTACCGTCAGACGCACCACTTGGAATTTTATATAGAGCCATATCTACTGGGAAGCCTGATCTCCAACCTGGAGTTTTACCATCGCCTGTTGAACCAAATGTATCAATAGCAAAAACCTTAGTGGCATCTTCTGGTACAGCTAGTGGGCCTCTGCGTATTGCCATGTAGATGTATGTTGCGCTATAAGATAAATCAGCTCCACCTTGGACAGTAAAACCAGTTGGTGTTGGATTAAATGCATCACCATCAAATTCCTGATTAGATAAATTAGGCCAAAGTCTTGCATCACCATTTGAAGCATAAGACATGCCTCGCATCACATCTCTCATACCCCAGTTTTCTGAAGCGTCAGATCTTTTGAATAGAATAAACTGTGGCTCAAATCCAAGTGATACATCTAAATCACCAGAGGAAGGCGTGTTGAAACTCCCACACTTTATAATATCTTGGTCACCATCTGGGCCGAACCCACCGTCAGAATTATTGTGTGCAAATAAATATAAAACCACTGGTTGATTTGCATAATATGAACCAAACTTTATACGAAATGTTGTTGAGCTTATATTGTCAAACAAAGCAGGGGAATACGATTGAAAGTTGCTTGTAGTGTTTAAAGAACCATACTTACTAGCTCCTTGCGATATATGATAAACATACCAATCATCAGCTACGTTAGTGCCTTTGACTATAACCATTGCAGGAGATGACCCTAAATTATGATTTACCTCTAATTGTCCACCTGAACTACAGGTTCCTGTTTGAACATCAAAAAAATTAGGGGCTTTCCGAAATGTCCAAGAAACAATTTCTTCATTATTAAAGAACGAGTGAGAAAGATCAGAAACAAAACCATTAGAGTTAAATGAACTTACGCCAGATGGAGTACCTGCTGACGGATTTGCTGTCCATTCTGCATAATTGTTACTTGCATCTAACCCTTTACCTGCACCCCGTTCAGTGTCAGTAAGCCTATGATTGTCACTTACACTTCTAGTCTTAGTCCAAACCAAACCACCTTCACCACTAAGGTCAATGCCATTGGTAATCGTCTGTGTAGAGTTATTTCCAGTAGCCAAATGAGTGCTGAAAACTTCATCTACATCAAGTCCTGCACCACCTGCTCCACCAGAAGCCGCGCCTAAAACTATTTTAGAAGCTGTCATACCGTTATCCCATCGCCTGACCTAGAGTGAAGCCGTAGAAATTACTGCCACCGTCCACCGTAATGAAGGCAAATACATCTACCCCTGCATTAGTTGCAGTGATCGTGGGTGCTGTGGCTGCAGCCCAGTCAACAGTTCCAGGCCAAGTGATTGTCCTTGCTGAACTGTCTTGCACCACCTTCAAGATAAATGCACTCGCTCTGCCAGATGCAGCAGGGTTGCTAAACGTGTACGTTACATTCTCAGATAGAGTGTGCGTAAACACGTTGCCATCTCTTAGGTTAATCGTGGCTGCGTTGGAGCTAGAGGTTACGACTGTGCTTTCTTCAGTTGTGCCGTTGTCAAAACTTACAACACCATTTGCGTCTGCTGTAACAAAAGCACTGGCATTTGTTGTGCCTAGAGCATTAGGCAACTTAACAGTGTAGGTTGCTGATGCGCTGTGCGGTGCAGACTGTATCGTTATGCCATGAGAGTTGTTCTCACAGTTAAGAACAATTGAGCCTTGGTTTGTATTACCTTTGACTACAACACGACCAGTACCATTCGGCGCTAGATCAATATCTGCGTTAGAAGTAGTGACAATATCCTGACCATTCATGTCTAAGTCACCGCCCAATTGCGGAGAACTATCGCTTGCTACATCAGCTATGCCTGGTGATATGCCTACCCATGCAGATCCGTTATAATATTTTAACAAGTTGCTAGAGCTATTATAGGCTAGATCACCTTCATCAAGCGCACTTGTTGGATCTGAGCTTGCAACTCTGTATCGATCCGCAAAGCTATTAACACCAGATATATTAGAGGCAACAGTAGTAATATTGCTGTTAGCCCCAGCGACAGTCGCTATATTATTAACATTCGTTGTTGTTGCTATTGTATTAAGATCGCTAACGAAATCACTTGTAGCCAATGTATTAAGATCACTTACAATGTCTGACGTTGCTAAAGTATTAATGTCAGACACAATATCAGACGTTGCAAGCGTATTCAGATCGCTAACAATGTCCGATGTAGCAAGTGTGTTAATGTCACTTACAATGTCTGTTGTTGCTAGTGTGTTTAGATCGCTAACAATATCGGATGTTGCTAGGATATTTAGATCTTCAATGACTGCAGTCGTTGCGACTGTGTTTAAATCACTAACGAAATCAGACGTTAGCAAACTAGATTTTGCAGCTACTGAATTTATGTTTGTCGCATTTCCAGCTACCGTATTAATATTAGCTTGATTAGAAGACGCTACAGTAATTGTAATAAATGCAGAACCATTCCAGACTTTCATTTCCCCATCACCAGTATGAAAAAACAAAGCACCAGTTACTAACGCATCACCATCGTTGTCAGTGCTAGGATCACTAGACTTAGCGCCTAAGTATCTATCATCCAAGTTATCAAAACTTGCAGCTGCGTTTGTAGCTGATGTTGCAGCTTCGCCAGCTTTTGTGCTTGCTGTAGCCGCGCTTGCAGCTGACTCACTTGCCTTAGTGGTTGCCGTCGCAGCGCTTGCAGCACTCGCTGTAGCTGATGTTGTTGCAGATGCAGCATCAACAAGCAGATCCCACTTTGCGCTATCAGTGTTAGTTGTTAGTGGCTGTGAGCCAGAACTTGTATGGGCTGTGTTAGCTATGAAAATGTTATTAGTGCTTGTGTCCTTAACAATATCACGCACAACGTAACTTGTAGATGCACCCCAATCGCCTTTGAATATACCAATGGCTTGCGTAATACTGACGTTACCAGAGCCATCGAACGCAAAGATCTTGTTTGCTCGATCTGTTGCAGAGATAGTGAATTCAGAACCTGTTAAGGTGTTTGTTTTAGATGCCTTAATTGTACGACTTAATTCTTCTTCATGTTTTTGTGTAACGAATATAACTTTGTCTAGTGCTTCTTCTAAGCTTTCAGCTGGAAAGGCAGTATTAGGCACGAGATCTAAGCCTTGGGTAAGAGGCTGTTCACGTATAATAACAACAGTCACGCCGCTTGCTGGGGCAGTTCCAAAGACAACATTACCACCACTGGCCTCGCCTACGCCTGACACTGTGTAATGCGTTGTTATTGTCTTTGTGGTTTCAGTGCCATCTGCTGCCCTTAGAATGACAGTCAGATCGTCTTGATCAAAGACCTTAAAGCTATAGGCGAAAGTAGTTAGCGAACCATTGCCGGAATAACTTACTTTGTTTGTGGAGCTACTTACTGTCATCGTCTACCTTCTTTCTTGAGGCGTTCTACTTGTTGATATGCTGTTTTTAAATCTTCATTGCCTGGTACTTGAATGAGTACGCGAAAGCCCTGATCTATAAATTGTTTGTTAATATTGCGTAGCAGTGCAATTCTGTCTTTATCTTTAAGACCTTTATAACTTCTGCTTTGCGTTACCGCACTAAGGGTCTGTCGAAATGTGAGCGTTCCGAAACCACTGCGTCTAACTTTAACTTCGTTTTTAGCTAGGCGAATAAGATCTGACTGTGTGCCATAACTTAGTGTAATATTGTTGTATTTTTCTGGGTTTGTTAAAGGCCACTTATTGGTCATGTCATGTAACCGAATAAGTTCTTTTTCATAGTTTTCTAATGCATCACCGTCTTTAATTCGCAAGCCTGTAAGCGCACCAAAAATAGCAGCTCCAGGTTTATTGGCAAAACTTACATCTTCCTCACCTTGCACCTCACCAAATGTGTCATACCGTACAGCGTTGTAATCGCGTTCATCTCTTACAAAACTATCTTTTGCTTGGAACGAATTCATTTTGTCAAAGAATGCTTGAACTCCCCAACCCTTTTTGGGTGTGCCCACTAAGTCATAATTTGGCGAGCCGTTAGTTTTTGCGTATTTAAATACTTTGTTGCCATCAACAACATCAAATTGCTGTATGTCCTCAAGTGTATAATATTCAAAATCTTCTCTTGGGCTCACTGGTGTAGGATCCGCTAGGCGCTGAAACATTCGTTGCAAAGAAGATAATGGATTAGGCAAGCCAACTGGCGTTGCGTTTTCTGCGTATGACCGAGCAATTTTAGCTGGATCAAAACCATTTAAAAAGGATGTAACATCTGCAATACCTTGCAACATTGGCGCTTCTTTATAGTACTCACCAACTGCAATAGCTGCTGCATGTATGTAGCTTTTTTGCAGTTCTGGATCTCTTGTTTTGTTTGCACGTTGTACTGTGTCTGCAATAATAGCTAACAAACCGCCTACTGGTTCGTATCCAGAATAACTTACATATCTTAGTGGCCCATTAGGTCTACCAAAAACGTCAAATAAATCGTCAACACCTTCGGGCCAACCCTCGCCTTTTAAAACAAAGCTGTAAGGCTGCCAGCCAGGTGGTAAGGCTTCGCGCTGCACTTTTGTTTCTGGCATACCACCAGTCAGGTTTCCATCCATAGCATGTTTACCAACTGCCAATGTGGTAGCCGTACCCATTGTAAATCTGCCAAAAGCAAGCTGTTGTTTGCGTGGGCCGTTATGACCTAACAGGTCAAACGCAGCCTTAGACACTGGCAGCGGTATATACTCAAGTGTTCTTAAAAGTGCATTTGTCGGAGCTGTAACAAAAGGCACAATAAAACGTCCTACTAGTTTTCTTTGAAAAGCAGACATGGCTTTTCCAAAAGCGCCTAGATCACTTTGCAAGGTATCAAACTTTGCTTTTACATCGAGGTCATCAGCAACAGCACGAGGGTCTAGCATCAGCATACCAGCCTCATCCATTGCCTCTTCTTTTGTCATGCCTTGGCGTAATGAATGTTGGTATCTTTTATTGAGTGCTGTGTAAAACTCACCGCGCTGAGAAATTGTTTTAGTAAATTCATCGCCAGCAAGCAGCAAACGAAAAGGTATACGCATACTTTTTGACAAAGTATCTAACGATTTACCAAACATTGTTTCACTGTTTTGAAAAGATGGCTGGTATTGATCAATATCTAACTTGCTTGCGCCAGCTGGCTGTTCTGTACGCCAAGCTATTGAGGCCGCTTTCATTGCATCGCCCCAGGCATCACTCCAGCCTTTTACACGCAGCATAGCATCTTCTATGTATATTTGATCCTCTGCTATTGGGTAGGCCATTCCAAGCTGCTTACGTCCAGCTCTTACAACTTCGCCAAACATGCCAGCAAATATTTCCGTTGGCAGCTGAAACAACATAAAACTTGCATTTGAAAAGATGTTTTTAAATTGTGTTGATGGCGCGGATAATAGACCAGCTAAAAATGCTTCATGCACCATTTGTTTCGTTTTTGCGTAGTATCCAGCTTGCGAAAATTCATTGATACCTTTCATACCATTTTCTTTGCCAGCTCGCAGCAATCGATCAGCCATCATTTCTGTTACGTCATCTTGACCACTTTCTTTTAATAAACGGTTGGCCTCTGCACTAAATTGCTCTGCGTTTAGTTCACCGCTTACAGAAATTTGAAAAGATTGCAGAGCCCTAGCAGCTTCTGTTTGAGCCCCTTTGAGCTGTAACTGTATGCCACTATGGATAGCTAATTGCCGACGAAACTTTAGACGTACATCTGCACCAGCTCCGTTTTTTATTTGAATGGCAAGGTTTTCTAATTTTTCAGCGCTTCTAACTAGCAACTCTCTACCAGCAACAAACTCATCTGCTGTCAGGCCACCTTCGCCAATACGCCTAGATAAAAGCCTATCCGTAAAACCAATTTCATCAGCCAACAAAAGCATAGCGTCTTGTTTAGTTTTGTTATTAGGTATTTTGCCTCTAGTGCGAGCGACTGTTTCATCAGCATACGTTTCGCCCACAGCCGTAATCATGGCTTTTACATCATCATCTGTATCAACATAATCAAAATTAAAATCACCACCATCTTTGAGCGATTGTATGTTTTGTTCTTTTTGTGATGTTCGTAGCAAAATTTCATCTGCTACCGTTTCATCTATAACGCCAGCTTCTGCGCTGAACCCACGCTTGTCAGCTTGTAGCGCTCGCTGTGCTTGCTTATTTACATCAATAGCTAAAGCTGAAGCAGATTTTGATTGGTCACTCAGTGCGCTTTGTGCGTCTTTTAAAACATCCGTGGGTGCTTCTTCACCAATGCCAAACGATTGCAAGTTACGGTCTTTAAATTTTTCCACACCTTCTGCACTAAGTATTTTTGGTGCAAGCTCTCGCTTTGTCGCTGCTTCAGAATACATACCAGGTTCATCAATCAAACCTCGCTCTTGACCTGTTGGTACTCGCGGAGCTACACCTACTGGGCTTTGCTTTGTGCCAAGACCACTTGCTGCACTTGGCTTAGAAACGCTGCTATCTACGCTATCAATAATTTTAATAACTGGCGCAAAAAGCTCCATCACAGCGCTGCCTTTGCCAGCAACTTGCACACCTTGCGCTGGATCTGTTGCAAACTCTGTAGGCGAGCCAGCTGCATTGATCTGTGCACGTTGTGTTTGCTCTTCAGCTAAGTCTTGTGGATTTACTGCCATGATGCCTCACGCAAAAAAGGCCGCCAAAGCGACCTATAAGTAGTTAAAAATTTTAATTAGTTTTATTTAATTCTAAATTGCTCTGGTAGCCCAGCTTCTTCTTCCGCGCCTAGCTCTTTTGGCATATCACCCATAAAAGCGAGTTCAAGATATTGTTCGCGTGTCATAGGTAAATTTAAACGTTGCATTAGTGCCAATACGCCATCTTCATTCCCAGGTTGGGGCGTTAACTCCGTTTGCTCGTTCATTTACCAATCTCCTCGTTTCATCTAACTCTATATCACCATTTTTATAACTTTGCCAGATCGCGTCTATATCAGCAACATTTTTTGCACTTGCTTTAAATTTGTCAGGAAACAAACCTCGAACAGCTTCCCATGTTATAGATTGCATTTGCCTTGGTAAAATTTCACGTTCAGCAGCAGCTCGTCTATAAGCTTCAGCATATAATCCATAATTACCTGACACGCCAGTTTTTGCAGATCCTTTTGTTGTTCCCCTACCTTTTATAGCCTGGTTTTTAAAATTATGATCAACCTCTAACGAGTTGCCAGATAACGGCCTTAGAAGCCCAGCCGCTACCGCATGTGTATCTATTGTTACATCACCAAACGATGAATTAGGATCATAGATGTTATTATAAAAATTTCTTACTTTATGTCGCTCACCCATAAGTCTTGATATTGTATTAACATCACCAGCTGCATCAATTGAGGCAACTGCCTTCCCTATTTCATTTAATGATCCCCAAGCAGCTTTACTAGGTGTTCCATCTGCATTTGTTGCAACCTCTAGAAACTCACCTTCTGGACTTACAATTTTATAATCTGGTTTGTTATAGGTTTGATCATACAACCTTACAAACATAGCTCGTAATGTTGCTTGCACAGCTGGGTTTTCATCTACGATTTCCGCATATGATTTATTTTTTATTGCATCCAAAATTGGTTTATATTTTGGTTTGTTTAATGATGGCAAATTAACAAACGTTTTTTCCATTTGTTTTGTAAATTTAAAATCTTTTTGTTTTGTAGCAACTTCAAGTGTTCGTTGTGCTAGACTTACGTTTTGATACCAATCTTTTTGCGGAGACAAACCAGCTAATACACCAGCTATAGACGTGTCAGACACATCATATTCTTTTGACCATCGATCAGTTATTGCTCTTGCACCATCGTACCACTTTCGGCTTCTTACTCGTGTGCCTTCTGGCACTTCATCATGCAGATATAATAAATTATCTTTTACATGCTCAATAAAACGTTCACTTGTTGCGTCTATTGTTTCTGCGTCCACAGAACGCATGTTTGGATAGTCTTTTGTGATGCTTACATTGAAATCAAAAAGCTTTGGATCTTTTTTCATTTCCTCTAATCCAATGATTAATTCACCAGACATGGGATCTTCGTCTATTTGTTTTGCGGTAGGTAACCGTGTTGATATGCGTCCAGGTAAATTATTAGCAACTGCTAATTCATTTTGTTGTCCAACGTTACCTAGATTACTACCAAGTGGCGGCATTTGACCAGGCTGGTTAAGTCGCTCACCAACATCAGCTAAACCAACACGCGCTTTTGATATAATTGCTTTAAGAGGTTTACTTATTAACTTACCAACACCAGTGGCTTCTGCTAATCCGGCAAGAACCAACATAGCGCCAAGACCTCGATCAGCACCGCCAGTTGTGCGACCTTGCGAAAATAATCTTGCACCCTCTTGGATATCCATAACGCCAGCAGTTACAAAATCACCAACACCTATACCTAGCGAGTTAGAGCTACCAAAAAACATTCCTGATAATGCTTCAGCTTCGTTTACAAGGCGTGGTCTTTCTGCCTCTAACTGTGTTTGTATTTCATTTTGTGCAAAACCTTGTTCGCGCAAATCTTCTGCAAGACTGCCTTCTGCTAATCCTAAAAGATACTGACTTAATTGCAGTTTGCCAGTTTCTCGCAATGTCGGATCGTACTCGCCAATGACAGATCCACCATTACGGATAATATCTTCAACCTCTGCTGTAGATAGCGGCTCTGTTCTTATCTCTTCATTAGGCATGTTGTCTTGCGCTTGATTGCCAAAGACTGCGTTTGTTACTTCTGGAGAATATCCAGCCGCTAACAAATCTTGCGCTGTCGGATTGCCAAGAGAAGTGGCGTAAGCTCTTGCGTCCTCAATGCGTGTTTGCTCTGAAACAAATGGAGCTGCTTCTGCTTGTCCTGGCTCGTTTATTGATGGGCCTGTGCTCATTACCTCTGGCTGTGGCTCTGGATCTGGATAATACCGCTGATACTCTGGCGTTTCTCTGCCATACTCCATGCCGTTGAGAAGAATAGATCCTGGCCTGGTAGCTTCTACATCTAGACTTTCTTCACCTATTTTAACGTAGCCACCACTGCCCATTCGCGTTAAAATATCATGCGTTCGAGTTTCTGCATTGAACACACTTTTTTTATCTTTTGTGGTTTGTGGATTAATGCCAGATTTTAAAACATTTTCAGCTTCAATGTATTTTTCAACCTCATTATCAGTCAGATTATTTAATAAATCACTCATTAAAATAATCCTCTATTTGAAAAGGCTGAAATTATTCTTTGCCTAAAAATACCTAACTCATTACGTAATGACTCTTGACCATTTGCATCTAAGTTATTGTAGTGTTGTTGAACGCTTCCAAGTGGATCTGTTTTATCTATTACAAAACCGTTAAAGATATTATTTGCTGCAAATTCATCAATATAATCATTATATTCAACACGCAGTGTTTCTGTATAAATAACCATAAATTCTTTAAGTGTTTTTTGTGCAAACTCACGCAGCTCTGAACGTGTCATAGGATTTCCCTCTGACTGTCTTTTGTTGCTTTCTAATAACAATTCTGCTGCTGCTGACTCGTAGGCTGTTTTGGACGCTTGTGCTAAATTATCGTCTTTTCCAATTGCTTGTAATTCATTATATCGGAAGCTTAATTTTAAGATTTGTTTAGCTTCGCCTAAAGCCTCATCGCTTTCAGCTTGCACTTGTCTAAGAATGTTGTTGTGCTGAGTTGCAGTGATGAGTGGTCTACTGTTTGTTAGTTCTTCTATTGTTAACTCACCAGTTTCAGCTAATGCAAACAATCTACTATTTTCCGCTTCGCTTTGTTCGCCTGGTGCTGCAAAGATTACGTTTGTACTTACATCAAGTTCTGTAGCCAGCTGATCTTGTTGCTCTCTATTAAGCCAAAACTGACCTTTTGCACCAAGCACATTATTTATAAAATGTTTGGCATCTAAACCAATTGCACCGCTTGGAAACTTTTTTTCAAATGCATCTAAATCTGAAGGGCTTAAAAGTTTTTCCATAGTTTCAATGGAAACCGTATCACCATTATGCACACCTAAAGCAAAGTTGTATGCCTTGGTGTTTTTTCTGTTTTGCGTTTCTAATATTTCATCTTCTATTTTCTCTTCAAAATTATAAAACTTTGAAGCGCTATCTATAGTGGTAGCTAATATTGCTGTAGCGTCTGAAGGAGAAATTCGGTTTAAAACATTTAGAACGTGTTGTGGTATATCATCACTAAATACTGGTTCATCTATTTCACCAGCTCGCACCAACTGTATTTGCTCGTAAGCCTCATTAAGATCCATTGCTTTGTTTAGATCACGCCCAGCATAGGCTGGCATCATGTTTACAGCGATACGTTTTATAACATTATTAGGAAGAGTGTCTCTTGCTTCTTTTTCTAAACCGCCAAGATCAATGGCTCTTGTTGTTTTTTCTGTTTCTTCAGCGAACTCAATTTCAAAGGTTGTCGGGTTAACATAAGGATCTGAGTATTTTTGAATTAAATCTTCCCAGCCCTCGTTAACCGATAATACATGCATTTTTTCTATTTTAGTATCGATTTGGCCTTTTAGTGCAAATCTTGCTGACAACTCTGCTTGTGCAAATGCTGTATCAAATGCTGCCAATGCGTATTTATCGGTTCCTATATTAGACCGTAATTTTCTTTTTATATCGCCTGTTTCTTTATCCCAGCGCCCAGTGCCATCCTCTTCAAAAATATCATAAGGATTGTTATCATTTAGAAACCCATCTGATAACTCTAGCATGGCTTCTTTCGCGCCAAGAATAGCTTCGTTCTTGCGTGCCTCTACAATAATTTTGCGTTGCGTTTGAGCGTAGCTTGCTGCTTGGGAAAACAACTGCGATTGCATATTTCCTTTTGCTTGCGCTTGCTGAATAAACGGATTGGGGTTTTTTCGTGCAGTAAAACTTTGACCAGGCGTTTGCGTTGTTATTTGTGTCTGCGAACGAAAAGAAGGTATTCTCATGCTTTTATCCTATATCGCCAAACTTGTGCCAAGAGTGCTAGGACGAGGCATAGGTCTAGGAGATGATGTTAATGGCCCTGGTGAAGATCCGCTAAACAAACCAGCGCTTGATGCATAATTTACAGCACCACCAATACCAGCAATAAGAGATGCATTACCTTGAGCTCTATATGCTCCAGCAGTCGCGCCACCTTCCATTCTGGTTAGTTCTGCTGTGAGTTTGACGTTTTCTTTTGCGTCTACAATTTTCATTTGTGTAACGCTGTCGTTAAACCGTTGCTTTGCCATTTCGTATTCAAACAATCTTGCATTCTGACGCAATCTTCGCATTGGTGTTCCGGAAGCAACATCAATACCGTTTGCCGCATAGCCAGTAACCACTGAGCCCTGTAGTTCATCAAACTCAAAACGACTTTGTTTTTCGCGTACAAGTTGAGCTGCGTAAACAAGCTTGGCCTGACGATCAAGAATATCAAGATCGCGTTCTATAATATCAGCGTTGAAGTTTGCAGCCTCTCGTGCTGCTTCAGCGGCTTTATCGGCTGCTTTTTTTTCAGCAACTGCACCGCCAACACCTAATACAATGTTGGCTACGGCTAATGGTATTAAGGGATTCATTAGAAACCTTTACTTATCAAAAGTGTTTAAACGCGGATAAATTGCTAAGACAGTCATGGGCAAAGGCTGCGATTGTCTAACTAAGATCTTAGCGTCATCATCAAATCCACCAGGAAACTCTATCTCTTTGTCTCCGGTAAAAAGCGGCACAGCAGTGTCCATAGACATTGAGCTGTCTCGAAAGAATATTCTATCTAGGCTGCTTGTATTTGGGCCGACTTCAATACCTACTGTTTCGTCTAAGCGTAGCGTAACAGCGTGAATACGTTTCGGTTTACCTTGTGACGTACCATCAACAGATCCAGCCTCAAGTCGCAGCGTTTGCATTTGACTTGTGTAACCAAAACCAACTGCTGCTGATGTGACACTTATATCAAATGAAACGCCAGAGCTTGCTACTGTTTTATCAGAGTGACTAGCACCATTTGCTAATACTGATAACGATTGGCCCTCTAGATGTTGCAACCCAGTTAATGAACTTGTTGCACCGCCTGAGTACGTTAGGCCGCTATCAACAAAGAACGCAGTAGATGGCAGTGATCCGAAATCAAATGTTTTAAGAACTTCTATATATCTTTTTGTCTGACTGTTGATTGTTCTTTTAACAATCATATACAATTCATCTTCTCCAGAGTCCGTTGGCAAAGTTATAATGCTTTCAACAACTGCCTGACCAGATCCAAACGAGCCACCTATAATGTGTTTATGCCACGCAACTACTTCTTCTTCACGCCTGTACGTCAGGCCAAGTAATGTACCATCCTCTCGCAATGCCCATACAATGCTCTCTGGCTCTTGCTGATAGGCAAACGCAGTCAGGCCACCCTTAGTTAAATGCTCCGCTAATATTGTTATATCAGGCGCTGCATAGCCAGCTGTATCAATCTCGCCAGCGTATCTGAATTCTCGAACTTTACGACCACCTCTTTGGATAAATAAGGTAAGATCTGCAACTTGCACTGGCTCGTCATTTGTGCAGCCATAGTTACTATATTTACGAATAACAGTTGTGGTTGATGTAACAGGGCCACCATTAGTTGTGCTTAGAACAAATTCACCACCTGATGTGCCAATTACAAGTATTCTTGTTGCTGCAAGGTAGCGTATTGCATTTACTTTATTAGACGCAATTGTGTAAATAAGAGCATCGTCGGCTGCATTGCTTGAGCCTATTGTGAAATTTTCGTGATCAGCTGATTTGCTGAAAAATATCGTTTGCGGATTATTGCTTGTTGCAGCGAACACTAATCGTTGTTCAAAAAATGTAACTACTGAGGGATGATTAGCAGCACCATATAATGCCGGCACTGAGGCTTCTATTTTTTTTAATGTACCGCCAGATGTGTAGGTTGTGAAATTCGTTGTATCGATATTGTTTTCATCAACATCTTTTAGGGTAAAAGTGTTTGTTGTAGAATTTGCCACCACGAAATATTTATTATTCAGTTCTGTCATTCCAACGATGGCTTCAATAAGCACTGGATCGCCATTGCTGTAACCGTGTGAACTACTGGTAATGACCCCTGGATTAGCTTTTGTAATGGCACTTATACTTTTAGGCGTTTGTGGCTCTCCTAAAAATAAAGCATCTAATATCCACGAATTATGATCTGTACGCGCTAAACTACGCGCTTGGTATGATGGGTGTACAATGTACATTATGTCAGCGCTTTGGGCAAAACGCAGATTGAATAAATCAGCTGTTAGATATGGCGTTGTAATTTCGTATATTTTATCAACTGTAACACCGCTATCAAATGTCGTGAAATTAGTTGTGTTTATTGCAGTGCCGTATAAATCTGTAAGCGTAAATGTGTTTGTTGTAGCATTTGCAATTAGATAATTTCTTGATGTTAATTCTGTCATTGCAGAGGAATTTGTTAAAAACACCTCTTCGCCATTGCTTAAACCATGTCCATTACTTGTTAGTACGCCTGGATTAGCCTTTGTAATACCACTTACTGTTTTTGCATTTGCTTCTAAAACTTGCAGACCATTACGCAGTACGCGCATGTACTGATTACCAAACTCTAATGCATAGGTATCAGCCGTTTTAAACTCAAACGGTATTAGTCTTGTTTTAGCAGCGCTATTTTTTATTTCACCTAGAAACTGTGTACCAGGCCGTCTGGTAACACCGCCATGAGGCTGGACAATCATATTCGTTAGATCAGATAAACCCTCTCTGTATTTTTCAATATTTATTCGACCTTCTAAGCGTGGAGATATTTCCCCTGCTGTAAAGGTAGATAGAGCTGGTGCTGATCGCGCCATTTACAATCTCGCTTCAATAAATTCGCTTGCCTCAATTCGTTGCGGTGCACCCTCAGTGCTATCAACAAATCGTGCTTCTTTTAGTTTTTGATCATATAAACTTGCGGTAACCTGGATGATTGAATTTGATCCAGTGATGGCATAGGCTATTTCCATTGCCAATTTAGCCGCCAGTGTTTCTATTAGGTTTGCTTCGTATTGCTGTGGATCCGTAACACGCCCGACATATTTGATTTTCGCAATGCCCTCATCGGTTAGCAGCTTACGCCCCTCAATGACGAATACAGGCCCACCGGAGTTGCTTGTCATATTATCCTGGGGATAGCTTAACGTACCATTAGAAAACTCTAATACACGCAAACAGAAGGGATCTGTCGGCAGAGCGTATTGGTTTGCGTATCCAAATTCTGGAGATGTGCTTTCTTTTGCAAGCTCAACTCTACGCAATAGGCAATTCCAGGGATGTGCTCTAAAAACAGTATCGCGCACTGACTCATATCTTTGGTTGATTATTCGCGCTGGCTTACTGTTTTCATCGAGCGAGGTTATATTGGTCGCTCCCAGTGTGTTCAGCGCATAATTTGCAATATCAACTTGAGAAGTCATTTGTTTTCCCCATAAAAAAAGGGGGGCGCTTTCACGCCCCTCTTAATTAATCAACCACGTATTTTATGGTTACTTCGATTGTGCCAGTGCCAGCAGCACCGCCCATTGTCACTGTTACAGCAACACCACTTCCGTTAGTGTCGGTTTCTGTTCCAGAGCCTAGAGCTAAAGTAGCAAGAATATCTACTTTTTGCGCTGATGTTGACGCAGCTGCTGCTTTATATGCTGCTGCTGCTGCGCTTACAGCTGTACCAGCGGCATTTGTGTGTGCAGCATAGCCAACTGACAGAGTTGTAGATGAACCCAAAGCATCATGTGCTAGTGATCCTTCTAACAATCTCGCGCCATCTGGTAGAATAAACATCTCTATAACATCACCGGATGCTAGTGAAGATGCCTCATAAACACCATGAGCGCAGCGGATACGACCGCCTAGCTCATTAGCTTTGTTCATCGCTACTGGTGTTGCTCGATTGTTAGTTCGTTGTGTCGAATAAACTGTTGCCATTTCTCAATCTCCTTTAAGATTCAGTGCAAGCAATTTCGACTACCTTCACCTCTTCCATGCGAGTAGCACCAAGAGTTTGACAGTAGTAGACTTGCGTTGCGTAGGATTTGTCGGCACGTTCATCGATCTTAGCCATAGGTTCTTTACCCATTGCTACTTTTACACCATCGGATGCAAAACAAATAACCTGGCGGTTACTGTTTGAATCTGTGGTCAGACGATTGCTTGTGATGAAATTAAAACCCATGAATGAGTTAATCTCGCCTTGAGCCAGTGCTTTTACAGTGTTGAAGTCAGATGATTTTACTTCTGTTGTATTCAACAAATCTGTGACTTGTTTTGGTGAAACCACAATGGTTCTAGCAATTGATGGATCAACAGATGCTGCATCCAAAACTTCTTTTGCACTTAGAAGCTTTGCGACTGTCAGGCCAGCAGATCCATGTGCAATTTTCTGACCAGCTGGTAGTGCAGTTGATGTAGCACCATCTTTACCAGTTTGCGCTGTACCCAGTGCGGCTGCAATAATCTCATCGTCCATAGCACGACCCATCGCAGCAGCCGCAGCTTTGCCATAGGTTGAGGTTGGATCGATCAGCAAACGCACTTTATCGTTATCGTCGATGAGGTCAGCCCACTCATAGTCAGACATGGTTACCATGCGTCTTGTGTGTGGTGTTTCAACAAGTGGTGTATCTCCATGGCGGCTTGTTTTCTTTACCGCTGCTGTTGATCCCACTTGATCAAAAAAAGCTTTCTCGCCATTCACGCTTTCCACATCTACTGCATCACGCAGCAACGAACCCATTTGCTGACTTAGCATTTGGATATTCGCGGAAAACTGATTGACAAAAGCTGTATCGATTTGAGTAGACATTAGTCTCTCCTTTACAGTTGTGTTTCAATTTATTTTGGATTGCTGCACTTGGTTATCTCTTACGAGGCCGCGCTTACTACTTGAGGCAGTCAGTCTGCATGTCGCACATGCTTGTCGTGTGGGCCTTTCGGTTATCCACGTATCACGATGCTGCTTTGAAAAGCTCCTGCACTTTTTGTACATATGCATCATGTTCTGGGTGCTGGCCGTCCGTATATGGAGTGCCAGGACGCATTAGATCTTTTAATTCTTGTTGGGCTTGCGCTGGTGTCATTATAAGCTCAGTGGGCTCGCCCAACAAACTATCCTCACCAATTTGCTCTGCTAGACCAACAAACATTCTTACAATGTCTGGGTGATCGCCTAGCTTGCGACCATCTTGTAAAATAACGTCTTCAAACATTGATAGTTTTTCTTTGCCAAGCAGATTTGTAGCGGCATTGTAAGCCATCTTTGTTTTTTGGTCATATGCCTGACCATATTCGCTTTTCAGCTCTTGAATAGCACCATTTACTGCTTGTTCAGTTACTTGATCATTGGCCTCGAACGCACTTTGCGCTTGCGTGTTTAAATATTGCGCAATTGTTTGCGCTTGTCCTGGCGCTAGTCCAGCATCAAAAGCAGCTTGTTGAAATGCCGCTAAGTCTGCATCTGCAATATCGAGATCAAATTGTACTTCGTAATCGCTTGCATTTTGCGGTCTGCCAGTTTCAGCATAGAACTGTGTGTATTGTTCTGGCGTCCAGCTTTGTTGTGGCTTGCCAACATTATCACCACCAATCATTGACCTTGCGTGTACATATGACTTTGCCAGTGATCCAGCATCTGTAAAGTTTTTAAGACTTGGATTGCTTCGCAAATCTTCTGGTAAGCTATCTAAAAAATTAACTGGAGCTGCGCTTTCTGCTACAGCTTGAGTTGCGACTTCTTGAGATCCAGCGTCTTGGGTTGCCTCTTCGCTCATTCGGGTTCCTTCCCTTCGGTCAGCATCCGGACAATCAGCAACACGGTTGCACGCTGACCTTCATTAAATGCAGAATTATATGGATTGTCCGTATACGTGGTTGTCTCAAAACCAAATCTAGCCTTGAGGTCACTTAGCACTTTCTCGCCATCGTCCGTATTAAACGCTCGACGATACGCAAGTTTTAACTCTTCTATTTCTTTCATTACTGTTCTGCTGTAGCCGCTTGCGCTTTAATAAATGGCGCTACTTTATTAGCCATTTCTGCTTCTTGCATTTGCGCTTGTTGTTGTTGCGCTGCTGCTTGTGCTTCGGCTTGTTGTCTTCTTACTTCTTCAACTTCATTAGATCCGCGAATAACACGAGCCGGAAGACCAGCCGTTTCAACGAGATACTGCACCATTTTATCGCCATCGATGTAGTCAGTTACTGGCGCGACTTCAGAGACTTGTACTAAAATCTCAAACCCACGCAGCATTGCCTGTAGATCTGTAAGCTTTTGCGCTTTCGCAAGTGGCGAGACATACTCAATATCAATTTCCTGACCTTGTAACTCCTCCGGAGCTGGAGGGAGGAGGCCGTTCCGGAGGAGCAATGCAAAGGATCTTGAGATCAACGGCTGGAGCAATTCGGCTTGTAACCTACCCAAAACAGGCCCAAGCAACCGCATTTTCTCTTCGTTTCTTTGCAACACTTCCGTAGCCGTCATATTCGCGCCCTGACCCAACAATAGCTGATCTACATAAAATGCCTGACGTATTGCGTTACGCCTTTGCTCTTCCATGTTAAGCCCAAGTGGGTTGTTTGCGGCTATGTTTAGCGGCTCTAGTCTATCTCGTGTGCCAGATCGGTAGAAATTTAACGCTCCTGGTGATGTTCTTACTGGTGAGATAAAACCATCATCTGGAACCATAAGCGGTGGATCTAATTGTTTTTGGCTAGCTCGTATGGTCACTTCGCTCATTTTATTGAGCATTTTTACATCTGGCAAAGCAGTCATTGCTGGAGAGCGACCATACTGACTGACTGAATCTTTTACAAAACGCGGAACCATAAACGGAAAGTCATCAAATCCGCTTTCGGATAGCAGATCTAGCCCATCAGCTAGATAATATATCGATGCAACTGCTTTATCTTTTGCAAAGCTTCCCTTGGCCTCTGCTCGTGGGAATACTGCGTGTATTACATCATATTCTGCGTATGGATCTTTCTCGACGTTTTTTTCTATTTTCTGTGGTAAAGTAGCGCCCGAAAACTGCATTTTTATTGCACGAGCTGACATTTTAAATTTACGATAGACCGTATCTACGCGACCACTAGGATCTTCTGATATGCATATTTCTGCAATGTGTCTGCAAGCAAATCTCAAACCATCAGGGTTCATTTCAACATAAAACGCACCAGTGCCAAAAACCACTAAGTCATAATACAATTCATGTATTTCTTGCTGAAAATTAGAGCGATTAAAAGCCTGGTACATTTGATCTGTACAAGTCTCTAGCCATTCGTTTGCTGCATCATCTCTTTGGAGCCCTGGGTTTCTGTATCGCATGGAAAACCAAGGTGTGCTTGGGCTGGTAAGCATACCATGCAAGCTGCTTGCTAAAAGCTCTACTGCATGTATTGCCGTACCATCGTAAATAAGTTCTGTTCTTTTATCGCCCTGGGTTCTTTGTTTTGTAATATCTGCTTTGCGTGGCAACATAAAATCAGCAAGTTGCTGCCAATGCTTTTCCCAATTGGATCGCTGACCTTGTAGCGACTTTAATCGCTTATCAAGCTGACTAATTATAGGATTTACTTCTGCCATTATTTTTTTCCGTAACTGCCCATAAGGGATGGACGTTTAACCTTTATACCTTCCAAAATCCTACCTTGAGATCGTCCGGCTGATTTTTGCATCATACGCTCTAATGGATCTACAGTAGATAAACCTGGAAGCGCTGCTGGTTGCACCGCATCACGCCCCATAAGCCCAGCTATATTTTGTGGTTTTTTTTTGTTTATAAGCATTTTTAACCAGCCAATAATGCTCTTCGTGTTCTAAGCTTTGGATCTTCATTTTCATTGTTAGCTGTGAGCAATCCACCAGGTCTTGTTAAGATCGATGCTCTGCGTCCTTTGGTGTACATGTTTATGGCATTATCTTCTGCTGGCCCTAAAGATATGGCGGCATCAGCTTCCATTTCACCACCCAACGCGGTGTTGCTGCTTACGTTTTGCACTGCTGCTGGCACTGAAGTTAAGATACTCGTACCACTTACGCCACTTGGTGTATCACCAGCTGCAGCGGCTGCTTCTGCAATTTCTTCAGGTGTTAGATTAGTGCTTTCATCAATTGCATCACCATCCGTAAAATCGTCTGTAGATTGATCTACATCACCAATTATCTCCCCACCTAGTGCAGCACCTGCTGCATCACCAACCTCACCTAATGCTGCTTCTGCTGCCGCTGCCGCTTCTTCTGGTGTTTCCGGTATTGGTGTTCCTGGTGGTATTCCAGTACCTGGGCCTAACGGCAAGGCGTTTAATTCTCCTACTATATTTGTGCTAGCAACAGCTTCAGCTCCTGCTAGACCATCGCCATCGCCGCCATCGTCACCATCATCATCGTCACCATCATCACCGCTATCGTCATCACCGTCTTCTTTTTCTATATAAGCAGCACCTATTTCATCAGCCAAACGCTTTACAGTTTTTATCTCATTACTATCTTTACCAGCGCCAGAACTCAAAATGCTGCCATCAGATAATTCTAATGTCGTTAAGGTATCTTTATTTGCCCCGAAAATATTCTTTCCACGATCACCAATATTTGCATCAATATTATCATCGCCATACGTTAATTGCGCACCAGCTTCAGCAGCCTCTAATCCAGCCTTAAAACTATCAAAGGTTGTTGCTAACGCATTTTTATTGCCACTTTTACTACTACCAGATCTATCAGAAGAAATAACCGTTCGTTTCCCACCGGAATCAATTTTTTCAATTATGTTTTTTCCGGCCTTAAAACGACCAACGTATCTCGTACCATCAGCCCTGGTAAAACTATCATATTCTTCATATTCAGACATCTATCTCTCCTTACGCTGCAAACGGATTATAACCGCTGTCAGCATTCCTTTGAGCCGGACGTAAACTGTCCGTAACAGTCCTAATACCCACCGCCATGTATCTTGCACAATCGGCTGCATGAGAACTCCAATCGTGTACAGGGGTGTTCCTAAAAGAACGTAAACGCTCATTATAAGCGCGGTGATACTGCCTAAGAGCCTCGAGCCCAGGCTTGCACAACTCTGCATCAAACCAGCAACGAGGAAGGAGCATTTTCGTAGCATGTATCCCATCCTCTAACGGCAATTTCGGAACAACCCTAAAATTAATTCCCAAGTCATAAGCAGCCTCTCGCCTAGACTTCCCAGTACTTAACTCTCTCACCTCAATGTCATGCGGTGCATGATGTAATGAATATAAATATTCTTTCTGCTGGAGAACCTTCGCATAATGCGGCAAGCCCTCTCCCCTATTCTCATAGTAATCAATCACATGAACAGCACGACCAACCTGTTGGACAAACCAAATCACCGTACTGTCGTTTACTCCCAAATCCCAAAAAGTCTCTACCCTAACACTAGGATCATACGGAACCGACGTAATGCGCCCCATCTCATGGAGCTCCTGTAACTCCTTGCCATATACAGCACCTGGTACATTCGCTACCCAACTACACTCATATTCTTGTGCATACTGGTCAGGGCTCATCATACTCGATGCAGCCTCTAACTCCTCATCATCTAAAATCCCAGTTTCACTCGCCTTGAATAAAGCCGTATGCCAATCACCCTGCCTCTCAGCAGCCTCATACAACT